AACATAAGATCCATTATTCGTCCAGACAGACATTTTAAGAGGAAAGTGAGTCATCACGGAATAACAAATGGTTTTTGCATACGCATAAATTTATAGTTACCAGATTTTCGGCTTAAGTTGACGACATTGAGGGGGGAATTTCCCCCTACAAGCAATTTTTTTTAAGTTTCCGCTTTGTGGAAATTTGAAAAAAATTGAGCCTGTGAGGGAACACAGGTAGTGCTTGCTATTCTTCTCTGGAAAGGTTTCAGCCTTTCCAGTACCTGAAAGAATTTTTCATATTTTTTAGAGGAATGAGGGCATAGAGGGGACATTACTTTTTTTATAATACTGGCATGGAATATGACAGCGGAAAGGAGGTGAACCATGTTAGACAGTACATTCCGGCGGCGCAGGGAGATGGAGCGTATGCTGCTGGCGGGGAAAAAGCTGACCGTATCAAAGATGATGGTCAAATACGGGGTAGGCAGGAAGTCCATAAGCAGGGATTTTGAAATCATAGGGGAAGAACTTCCCATAATGACAAAAAAGGGATATGACGGCGGCTATTTCCTCATAGACGGGGTAGGGAAATATCAGAACTCACTCTCGCAGGAGCAACTGGAATGTCTGGAAAAAATCGCTGTCACCTGTAATGCGGAAGATAAAAGCACAATACTGTCAATCATACATGAATTTGGACCGTACTGTGAGAAAAATACATAGATAGTGATTGCCATTCTTGTAAAGCATATAAAAAGTTTTTGAAAGATTTTATATGTTTTTTGGACTGGCAATCCTGAACAGATTACAAGGCAGCACCAGAAGGGAGGAATGAAGTGGACACGGCACACAGACGGATGGAAATTATCAGTATTTTAGCCGCCAAAGGACATACGACAATGCGGGAGCTTGCATGGGAATTGGAAGTTTCAAGGCGCACGATAATGAATGATATTATCGCATTGTCTTTTGATTACCCGGTCTGCACAAAACCGGGCGAGGGCGGCGGGGTTTTCATTACGGAAAATTACAAGCCTTATGTGAATACCCTCACACTGACGGAACAGAAAACCTTATGCGGGTTATATGATAAAGATGATCTCTCGGAGATTTGAGTAGTCATGCCGACAAAACGCTGGCAGTGCACTTTGATAAGTAAATATTATCCGTGGAACGAAAAAAAGATAAAAATAGGCATGAGAAATAAACATAGCGTTTACTATGTTTTAAAAAAGTAGTATAATGATCCGCAGGATTATGCTGCATCCAAAATCAGTTTTTTCAAGGAAGATTCAGGCGGCAGATCCCATGCATCCAGATGCTGTAACATCAGGATGTGATAGAGGCGGCAGTACCACATTTTCGTAGAGCGGTGTCTGCCGTCTTCTAATTTAAAATCTATTTTCTCACGCTTATTTGACCGTTCTACAGATGTCCTCGCATTGTATTCCAGCTTCCATTCCTGACTGCTTCTGGGCGGATGATTAAATAACCGCGGATTGTCATTCATGACCAGGTGGACAGTACGCCCGTATTTAGCATCCGAGCAGGGATTTTCACAGGTGCAGGAAATACAGCCGTTTTTCCTGCTGATCTTAGGGCATTTAAATTTTGATCTTCCTTTAGCGGTTTCAACACCGTCGCGGCGCATGCGTAAGCCTGCCCGGCAGATGGGAACGCCATCCTTATCAATGGTAAAGTCATTTTTATAAACAGGTGGCCTGCCGCCCTTTCCATTAAGGTCAATAAAAGGCGTTATATTTTCCCGCTTAAAGTACTGGTAATAAGGCATGGCATCATGTGCAGAATCCAGAAGGACCTTTGAAATTCTATAGTCAGGAAGGAATGCCTTCATTCTGAAAAAAGCATGCAGAAAGCCGTGCGAATCATGTTTGGATGCGCAGGAATAATGTGGAAATATAGGCAGGCCGCTCTGGGAATCCACAAGCATATATAAATTATAGCCGTGATAAAAACAGTAACGGGAAGAATCCCATCCGATGTCGCAGTCAGGCTGGGAAAAGTAACGGTCACATTTACAGTCAGCAATGCCTTTTTCCTTACAGTTACAGATGCGTTTTTTTCGTTGCCTGTGAGAAGTGGCAACAGGCGTGCCGTCACCTGCCAATGCCAGTGAATCCGTATGGATCAGTTCTTTGTGCACGGAAACATCCAGGAACTCTTTTTTGTAGATGGAAAATAGTGCGGAATATGGCTGTTCTTCAAGGGGAAACTGTGTATTTTCAAGCTGCGGGAGAAGCTGTGCAACCGTAACTTTTTCAATGGAATCAGCCTTTGCGCCCTTTGTTATCGGTTTTTTGACTTTCTTTTCTTTTAAAGGATGCTCATGGGGAGACAGGTTATCGGAGTCAGAATCCCATAAGCGGCCAAAAAAGTCATAGAAGGTGCCGACACCGGGAGTATTCCCTGTTTCAAAACCGCTGAGAATGGCATAAAGGGGATTGAATTTAAGCTGGGCAGCCCAGTCAGTTATGGAAGTGACTTTAAAGTCAATGGACAGCAGATAGGAACGCTGCATACAGGAAGGGGTTCTCGGGGCCGGGCCAAATTTAGAATATTTATCCGCCATAAAGGTATCCGTGAAGGACAGGTCAAGGTTCCAGAAGCGTTGAATAATATCCCAGGTGGAACGGTCAAGAGCGTCCGGATCAGGATAATATTTACGAAGATTTTCAGCAACAAAGTTTTGGTAGTCGGCATGACAGCCGCAGTTAACAGGTAACATAAAAATCGCCTCCAGTCAAAAAATGTTAAGCCGCCGTGGACGGACGGTATATCTTAATTAACTGGCGCGGAGCGCGCATTTTTTGATGGATTTGTCAAGTGTTTTTGGCAAAAAAGTGGGGGATTTTAATAAAAATGGAATTTGGAAGCCTTGAATTTACTGGCTTAGAGATTCCGAGAGATCATCGCCCCGGAAAGGAGGAACGGAATCTATGGAACAGTCACAGGAGCTTATCGGCATCTTACAGGCGATCAGCATCGTTGCGAAGAGCCTCGCCGCCAAGCTGGTGCAGATCGAGAAGGAAGTGGAAGCCTATGAAACCGCAAAGGCGGCGCATGGCGGGAAGATGAAGAAAGGATGGAGGCGCTGATGCGTAAGAAGGTTTTTATCTGCAGCCCATTCCGGGGCGACATGGAAGGGAATGCAGGGCGGGCGGCAGCCTACAGCCGCAGGGCGGCGGAGGAAGGGTATCTCCCCATCGCGCCGCATTTATTATTCCCCCAATTCTTAAACGAGGGCATTGAGGAAGAGCGGCGGCTCGGCATCGCTATGGGGCTGGAGCTGCTGGATGGCTGTGATGAGGTGTGGGTGTTCGGGGAGGCCACCGAAGGGATGGCGGCGGAGATCGCTTATGCCACGGAGCAGGGAAACAAGATCATATTCAAAGAAACGGAGGCAGTGTAAATGGGAAGCGAATTATTGAAGATTGCGGAAGGTTTCTCCATCGTTGCGGAAGGTCTGCGCAGCCTTGCAAAAGCGGAGGGAGGAACTAAGACAGCAGAGAAAGATACGGGAAAAACACAGAAGGTACAGCCGCCGGTTACGGAAAAAGCACAGCAGGAGCAGCCCGCCACGCTGGAGGGCATCCGTGCGCTGATGGCGCAGAAGACCCAGGAGGGCAAGTCGAAGGAAATCAAGGAACTTTTGCAGAAGTACGGCGCGGCGAAGCTCTCGGCGGTGAAGCCGGAGGACTACCCGGCGCTGATGCAGGAAGCGCAGGTGCTGTGATGGGGAAACACGCATTGCTTTCCGCATCCTCCTCCAAGCGGTGGCTCTCCTGCCCGCCTTCCGCAAGGCTGGAGGAGTAGTTCCGGGACGAGACGGGCGGCAGCCCCTACGCCGAGGAAGGCACCGCCGCCCACGCCCTTGCGGAGCATAAGCTGAAAAAGGCATTGAAAAGGCGTTCCAAGCGCCCGGTGTCCGATTACCACTGTGACGAGATGGAGGAATGCACGGACGGCTATGTGGCCTTTGCAATGGAGCAGGTGGAGCTGGCAAGGCAGGAATGCAGCGACCCTGTGGTGCTGATCGAGCAGCGGCTGGACTATTCCGCCTACGTGCCGGAGGGATTCGGCACAGGGGATTTATTGATAGTCGCTGACCATGTCCTTACCGTCATCGACTTAAAGTACGGGAAAGGCGTGGCGGTGGAGGCGGAGCATAACCCGCAGATGATGTTATATGGGCTGGGCGCTCTGGAGCTGTTCGGTGCGATCTATGACATTGACATTGTCCGCATGACCATCTACCAGCCGAGGCTGGAATCCGTCAGCACATGGGAGATCACCGTGCCGGAACTGATGGAATGGGTGGAGATGGAGTTAAAGCCAAAGGCCGTGCTTGCCATCAGGGGAGGTGTTTAAAAAATATGCGGTGTTACAAGGATAAACTGCAGCAGTTGATTCAGCGCGTCAAAAACATAAGATCCATTATTCGTCCAGACAGACATTTTAAGAGGAAAGTGAGTCATCACGGAATAACAAATGGTTTTTG